ATTATGGCAAATGCAACACCAGCGAGTATACCTCAGGTAAACTCAGCAGGAGCAGAAGACGCATTGTTTCTAAAAGTTTTTGCGGGGGAAGTTCTTACTTCTTTTGACAGAGCTTCAAAAACAGGCGGAGCAGAGATGGTTCGTTCTATCTCTAGTGGTAAGTCGGCAACCTTCCCAGTTATGGGCAGAATTGATGCGGCATATCATACAGCAGGAGCAGAAATTACAGGCTCAACTGCTAACCACAACGAAAAGGTTATTACAATTAATGACCTTTTAACATCTTCAGTGTTTTTATCAAACATTGAGGAAGCCAAAAATCACTGGGACGTAAGAAGTGCATACTCAGCCGAAATCGGCAGAGCTTTAGCTTTTGTTAAAGATAAGCACGTTTTACAAACTATTGGTCAAGCGGCTATAGAAACTACACCTAACGTAACAGGTGGAGATGTAACAACAAACATATTTGACGCTAATATAGCTTCAGCTACAGATGCAACTGCCGCTACGGCGATGATAGGTGCTATCTTTACTGCGGCTAAACAGTTAGATGCAAATTATGTTCCAAGCGAAGGCAGAAAATGCTTTCTTAGATTAGAAGAATACTACAAATTAGCAAACGCTACAAACGTAATCAATGCTGATTTCAGTGGTAAAGGTTCAATCGCAGAAGGTAAAGTTGCAAGAGTAGCAGGGATTGATTTAATTCCAGTTCCTCATTTTGTTGAGTCAAATGTAACTTCAGGAGTAGATGCAGGTTCAGCTACAGCAGGTGGTTCAACACCTCAAGCTGTAAATTTGAGCACATTTGTAGCTCTTGTTACACACCCTTCAGCAGTTGGTACTGTTAAACTTATGGACTTGGCTGTTGAGTCAGATTATGACATCAGACGTCAAGGTACTTTAATGGTTGCTAAGTACGCTATGGGACACGGCGTTCTAAGACCTGAAAGTGCTGTAGGAATTAAAGAAGCGTAATAGTTTCTTTATTACAACACCAATAGATTAGGGGGAGAAATCCCCCTTTTCTACTTATAATAACTTCAAGATATGCCTAGTGGGTATCTTGATTAACTCGCCTAAGAAAGGGGGAAATATGACACTAGACTTAACACCATTCCGAGCTTTTTCGGTAGGTTTTGATGACCTATTTGATGAGCTTAGAAGTTTTAAGACAGTTGGTTATCCACCATACAATATTGAAAAAATAAAAGATGGTGAATATAACATTTCAATGGCTGTTGCAGGGTTTTCAAAAGATGACCTTACAATTTCTGTTAAAGAAAATGTCTTAAAAGTAAAAGGAAAGAAAGAAAGTAAAGAGAAAGATTATCTTTACAAAGGTATTGGTGAAAGGTCTTTTGAACAATCATTTAAACTAGCTGAATTTACGGAAGTAAGTGAAGTTAAGTTAGAAGATGGTGTTCTAAATGTTTCTTTGATTCAGAATTTACCTGAAGATAAGAAAGAAAAGACAATCAAAATATCTTAATAACAAAGTCTAGGGGGGAGCAATCCCCTCTAGTTAATTTAATTAGAGGATATAAACAATAATGATAAATAAAATAAATGAAGTAATGTTAGAAGTGAAACACTTTTGGAGTGACCATAAAAAAGTTAGTATCGCTTTTGCAATAATTTTATTAATAGCAATAATAATATAATATAATGGCAACACAAATTACACCTACGACTGAATTACAAGCAGTTAATCAAATGTTGAGTGTTATAGGAGAAGCTCCTGTAAACGCAATAACAGGTACAGTAACTACCGATGTATCTGTTGCTAAAAACATTTTAGATGAAACTTCTATGTCAGTTCAATCAATGGGGTGGAATTTCAATACCCATTATGCTTATACACTAGCAAAAGATACAAACAATAAAGTACCCTTACCATCTAACTGCGTACAAGCCGATGCTTCCGCACAATACCGAGATAGAAATTTAGTTATTCGTAATGGTTTTCTATATGATATAGCTAATCATACCGATGTATTTGGAACATCAACAACCCTACCTACTTGTGACTTAGTTCTAGTCCAACAATTTGAACAACTCCCTGAATATGCAAGACAATATATAGCAACTAAAGCCGCTAGACGTTTTGCTTCAAGATATATTGGGGATAAAGGTATCACTGAGTTGGCAGGAAATGATGAACAAGAAGCACTAGCCGCTTTTAGACAAGCTGATAGTAGAAGTGCTGACGCTAATATATTAGAAGGTGATGCGAATACTTATTCAATCATAAACAGGACTACTAGAAGGACTTATTAATGGGACAAGTGATTTCACAATCCGTACCAAATTTTCTAAATGGTATGTCTCAACAAACCCCTTCACAACGTGGAATTAATCAAGGTCAAGACCAAGTTAATTGTCAAAACAACATTGTAGATGGGTTATCAAAGAGACCACCTTTAGAATATGTAGCTACACTAGATTCTACAAATGTATTTCCTAATACTGCTAAGATATGGAGTATACAAAGAGATGAATCAAATAGATATTTGTGTGCGTTTTATGATAATGGAGTTAAAGTTTATGATTTAGCAGGTAATGAAAAAACTGTAAGTTATCCTAATGGAAATACTTATCTTAATTCTACAAATCCTAAAAGTGATTTCCGTATGGTTAATATTGCGGATTATACTTTTGTAGTTAATAGGTCAATTACACCTGCGGCTGACAGTACAACAACTGCGGCAAAATTAGAGGAATTTCACGTCTACTGTAAATCAACTAATTATGGTAGAGAATATAAAGTAGCATTAAAACACGAAGATTGGGCTTATGAAATAGAAGTTGTATTTCAAATACCTACAGGAAATGATGCTTCTACAGATAGTAAATATAGAGATACAAATAAGATAGTAGATATATTAATGTATGGTACTTCAAGTGCTCATTATAATTCAAGTGCCAATGGGATTGGTTTTAAAACAGTAAGAACAGATACAGGAGCAACTTTATCTGCAACATCAGGTTTAGCAAACTTTTCAGATATAAATACTTATTTTAATTTTGAACAATTTGATTCTGTTATTTACGGAAAAATTATTAATCAAGCTAAGACTTATACATTAAGTACATCTGATGGTTCAGGTAATACTGCGATGTATGGAATTAAAGATACAATACAAGATTTTACAAAATTACCTTACTATGGAAAAGTAGGAACTATTGTTAAAGTAACAGGTGATGAAGGAGATACTCTTTCTGATTACTATGTTAAATTTGATGGTACAGGTGTGTGGACAGAAACTATTGCACCTGCAACAAGTGTCGGTTTAGATGATACTACAATGCCTCACGCTTTAGTTAATAATAATGATGGTACATTTACATTTAAAAAATTAGAATGGACAGATAGAGTTTGTGGTGATGCTACAGACACTAATCCTAATCCTTCATTTGTAGGTAAAACAATACAGAATTTAACATATTATAAAAATAGATTAGGACTGTTATCAGGAGAGAATTTAATTTTAACTGAAAATGCTAGTTACTTTAATTTCTTTGCTACAACAGTTACACAAGTTTTAGATACTGACCCTATTGATATAGCGGCTTCAGGAACACAAGTTAATACATTGAAACACTCAGTAGGATTTAATGAAACATTATTATTATTCTCTGATACAGCTCAATATAAACTTGACCACGCAGGAGATACTATAAGTCCAACTACTGCTATCTTAAATGAAGTGTCAAGTTTTGAACACGATGATTCAGTAACACCTATTGCGGCAGGTAAGTTTGCTTACTTTGCTCAAGCTAGAACAAACAATACAGCATTAAGAGAATACTATGCTGATGATGATACATTAACAAATGATGGTTTAGATATTTCAGTTTCAGTACAAAGTCTAATACCTTCTAATGCTTATCAAATTATAAGTAATACTGTTGAGGATTGTCTAGCAATTTTATGTGCAGACACAGCAGATGCACAGGTTGTACCTTATACTACAGGTTCAGATATAACAGCAACTAATGCTGATACTATGTATATTTATAAATATTTCTTTGATGGTGGAGAGAAAGTACAAACAGCTTGGTCTAAATGGGAATTTAGTGGAGTTAAAATACTTGGTGGTATGTCTGTAGAAAGTAATATTTATTTATTTACTGCTGAAGGACAAGATACAAAATTATTTAAAATAGATTTAAGAAATTTAAAAGATTCAACATTAGGACACGGAATATACCTTGATAAAATGACTTCAGTTACAGGTGTATATTCTAGTGTAACAGATTTAACAACTGTAACTTCTCCATATGGAGCTAAGACAGGTTTAAAAGCTGTAGATAAAACTAATGGAGCAGATTATGCTTTAACATTTGTTAGTGGTTCTAACTATACGTTAGAAGGAAATCATACAAACTTATGGATAGGTATTCCTTTTGAATCTAAGTATACATTATCAACACAATACGTTAGAGAAAATACTGGTAGAGGACTTTTAGCTGTAACTACAGGTCGTTACCAAGTTAGAAATATAGCATTAACTTACGAAAATTCAGGTTTCTTCACAGCAGAAGTAACACCTGAGAATAGAAGTAAATCTACAACTGTAATGAACGGATATGTTCTAGGGACATCAGGTAGTACCATTGGGTCTGCCGCATTGTCTTCAGGAACTATTAAAGTACCAGTACAATGTAGAAATACCGATTTTACTTTTGACATTATCTCTAGTTCACACTTACCTATGTATATAGCAAGTGCTGAGGTAGAAGGTTTATATCATAACAGAGCAACAAGGATTTAATGGAAAAAGAAAATTATGTACGTCCCGCAGTATTAGCTGACGCATTAGAATTAGCACCTAAAATGCGAATAGCAGATAGGGAAGAGATAAGAGCATCAGATGGTAAATCACCTTTGGAAGCTCTTGTTATACCTTTTACTTATGACAGAAGTAGAAATTATACAATCATTGGCACAGCCAGTGAAGGAGTTATAGGTATGTTTGGGGTTGCTCCAACCAAAGACCCTGAATATGGCGTAGCTTGGTTATTATCAAGTGAAGACTTATTTAAACATACAAAACAATTTATTAAGGAATGTCCTTACTGGGTAGCTAAAATGAGTAAAGGATATACTTATATATACAACTGGGTTGATAGAAGAAATTGGAAGTCATTAAAATGGCTACAGTTTCTAGGCTTTGAACCTAAAGAAGAAATTAAACAATATGGGGTAGGAAAATTACCCTTCTTATTAATGATAAAGGAGACAAATAAAGAATAATGTGTGGAGTACCTGAAGCTCAATTAGCACTTAGTGTGTTTAGTACTGTCGCTAAATTTCAAAATGATAAAGCAGTACACGAAACAAATATGGCGGCTAATGAAATTAGTATGCGAAATGCTGACCAAGCATATTTAAATGATTTATCTAAAATTGATAATGAATCTTCTCGTGCAGTACAAGCAAAGGCTTTAGCTGAATTAAAAGCAAGACAAGAATTAACTAAGAACCAAGCGTATGCTCTTAACTCAGGATTTGGAAACTCACTTAAAGTAATGCAAGATATGAGTGGTAAACACGATTTAGGTTTCTCTGAAATTGCTTTTGATTTTGAAAGAGATATGTTGTCTTTACAAGGTTCTGAAAATGATGCTTATGCGGCTTTACATAGAAATTACTCTAACATAAGACCATCTCAACCACCTAGCTTAATCGGTTCAGTAATTGAACTTGGTTCACACGGATTGAATTATGCAGGTTCAGATAATAAATGGATTAATAAACGAAGCAAACCTACAGTGGATTACTCTGCTGTACCTTCACATAAAACAAGGACATTGATGTAATATGGCAGATAAATATAAATCACAAGTAACTAACAAATGGATAGGCTCAAGTTATAAAGGAACTGTTAGACATATAGACGCTAGAAATACTGAAATGGGTCAAATTGTTTCTGCTTTAAGAAATGACCTTACTCCCGCTATGAATAAGTGGGGAGAAACACATATTGAAAAGAAAAAAACTGAGGCAGGAGCTAAAATGGACGAGCTTTATGCACAAGGTTGGACAACAAAAGAAATTGAAAAAGCTATTTTAAATGATGAAATTCCTGAATTAAGTAATCAATATGCTACTGCGGTAGTAGATACACACTCAGGAAGATTTGAAGCGGCTGAAACTATTAGAAAAATTAATGAAAACATTGATTCTTATGATTTTAAAGAAGGTAATCAAACTTTAGAAGAATGGTATAAACAATATTTACCTGATTTTAATGAAGCTAGTTCACAATTTACAGTAGGATTTTCTGCTGTATTCAATGAATGGTCTGCAAAAGCAAAAATTAAAGATGCTGAAAATAGAGCTGAATGGGCTCATACAGTAAAAATTAATAAAGCAGTAAACTTTTTAGATACTACTATTGGTGCTGATGAGATAGATGAAAAATATTGGGAAACAATTAAAAGTCTAAATACAGCTATGCCTATAGAAGGTAAAGAAAAAGCATACTTCTTTGACACTAATGAATTAAATATGGAAGTTGCTTTAGGTCACGCTAAATTCTTATTAGCAAAAGCTACAACTACTGAGGAATTAGATAAAGCTCTTAAAATTTTAACTTCAGATAGAGGAATAGGAAAAGGTGGAAATAAATTAGGTTCATTATTAAATGCTCACCCTACTGAAATTGGTGAAACTCTAAATGCAATTACAAATAAAAGAGCTCGTCTTGAAAACAAAAAAAGAACTGATATAGAGTGGAATGAAAAACAAGATAAGAAAAATATATTTAAAGACTTTTGGTCTGATTTTGAAAACAATATGAAAGACGTAGAAAAGTGGCGTGAAAAACTTAGAGCTATTGACCCTACTGCTGTTCCTTCTTTTAATAAATTAATAGATGAGAAAAGAATATCTAATGCGTCAGGTGAAGCACGACAAGAATTTCTTATTGATGTAATGGAAGGTACTTATGACGATATTAAAGATTTAGCAAAAGCTATGGAAGAAAAAGGTATTCCTAAAGAAGACTTTGCTCAAGCGTTCTCATATTTTGAACGTGCTGAGAAAATGAAGAAAGAAGATAAGAAACATATTTGGGAAACTAATTCAAATGTAAAAGATTCTAAAAAAGAAATACTTGATGTTGTTAAAGAAAATGTAAGTGGTGGTGGAAACTCAATGTTTTCAAGTAAAGGAAATGATGCTGTTAGAAGAGCTAATTATTATCTTAAAGAACAAATACTTAATTTTGAAGAATTTAATGAAGATGGTACTAAGAGAGATAATCCACCTAGTGATGCTCAGTGGCGTAAGTTTATGAAAGATATGGGTGACTATGTTAAAACTACTTTCAAAGGAGAAAAAGATTGGGAGAAATTAGAAGACTGGGCTGTAGCAAAAGCAAAACAAGAAGAAGAAAATGAAAAGAAAGAAAAAGCAAAGAAAGCTCAAGAACAATTAGAAACTAATATTACAACTTCTGTTGCTTCAGCTATAGAAGAAGGAATAAAATTTGAGACACCTGTGTTTAGTGAAGAAGATAAATTATGGTTCTCAGGTGAGAAAAAAGAAAAACGATTATTTGATACAAATAAATTATATCCTTATATTCAAGAATCAGTTAAAACAGTATTAGAAAATATAGAAGGAATAGATTTTACAAATAAAGAAACATATGTCAATATTGCAAAAGCATTGGGTAACAATGAAGAACAAGCTAAACAATTTGCAGATATGTTGGGTGTAACTGTAGAACAACTAAGTGAAGCATTAAAAAGAGCAGGAGTATAATAAATGGGAGCATTTGATTGGGCTAATGAAACAGTAGATGAAGTAGATAAAGTTACTACTTTAGCCGATTTAAGTCCTGCTGAAAATGCTTTAGAAGAAGTACAAACAGAACGATTTTATGAAACTTTAAAAAGTTATTATAAATATAGAGATGGTGATGAAGCATATACAACTCGTGGAAAATTTGTTTTTGATGATATGTCTAATGCTGATTTACTAGAATATTTTTATCACGATAGAAGTTGGAGAAATAATCAATCTGTCTCTATGTCTATGGATTTAGCAAATGTAATGGGTGAAGAAGACCCTATGCGTATGCAACAATTTGCTTATATAAATACTACATATCAAAACCTTCCTTATTTTTGGAATGACCCTAATAGAGACTTTGGCGACTGGCTTATTGATATGGGCGGAGCTTTAGTCTTAGACCCAGTTAATCTTGTTGGGTTTGGTGTTGGTGGTCAAGCCGCAAAACAAGCCTATAAACAATCCCTTAAACAAGCACTTAAAGGTAAAATAGCTAAAAAAGTAAATGAAAGACTTATATTAGAAGCGGCTGAAAAAGCAAAAGGTACAGCTTTGAAAAAAGCTATTGCTAAAGGTGCTTTAATTGAAGGTGGAATTGGAGCAGGTATAGGTGCTTTTCACGATACATTATTACAAACAACAGCTATTCAATCTAAAGTACAAGATGATTTTGATTTAAAAAGATTAGGACTTAACACTGCCGCAGGATTTGGTATAGGTACTTTATTTGGTGGTACTTTTGCTTATGGTGGATTTAAACTGACAACTAGAAGTATGACAAAGAATAGTTTTAAGAATTTAAACGATATACATAATTATGGATTTGATGAATTAAAAGGTGGACGATTGTTTTCAGATTTAACAATTAAAAAGAAACCACATCAACTTTATAAAAATATGAATACTAAACAAATTAATGAAGTTAAACAACAAAATAAAGTAGACCATACAAATGTTGATGCAAGAATTAAATCATTAAGACAAACAGCTAAAGAAGGAATACTTCCTACAGATAAACCACCTAAAAGACCTTTTAACTATACTAGAATTAGTCCTGAAGAAAGTTTTGGTGTAAAAATATTTATTAAAAATTCTGTTAAGGAAATGTCTGAGGACTTAGATAAAGCCACACCTGAAACAACATTTAAAGATATAGAAGCTAGTGCAGAAAAATGGACTAACAAACCTAAAGAATTAATAGCTTTAATGAAAAAAGAAGGTATTGCAGGAAGAGAATTAGCGGCACAAATATTAGCTCACGATAAGATTTGGTTAAAAAATGCTGATGATATGGTTAAATTATCAAGAATGTTAGATGATGAATCTTTAGATTTAGTTGATGAAAATAAAATATTAAATGAATTAGGTGAAAGAGAAGCGTTACATAAAGAACTTTCTATAGTTAAAAAACAAGTTCAAAAAAATGTAGCTACTGCTTTAGCTTCTATGAAAATAGAACGTCAATCTAAAAATATTGCGTCTTTAATAGTAGAACCTGCTGATTTAAAATTAAAAGTTTTAAAAGATAAAAACATTAAATTATATTGGAAAGAAATTGCTAAGTTATCAGAAAATGATGACGCATTAGAAGAAGCATTAGGTTCTATTAGAAAAGTAGATTCAGCAGATTTAGCGGCAGAGTTTGTAAACAACAACTTACTGTCTTCTCCTGATACACATATATTAAACATAGCTTCATCTTTAGTACAATCACAATGGAAACCTCTTGTAATGATGATTAGAGCGGCTAATTTAGGACTTAGAGGTAATGCTAGAGCTGTGCACGTTGCTAGAGAAGCCTTACAAACTTATATGCACCAATATTATTATTTAATGGAAGCTATTGGAGCAAGTTGGAGAAGTATAAAAGAAGGTAGACCAGTATTAGATAGTAAACAATTAAAATTTGACAATAATATAAGACAAGGAAATTTACAAAGATGGGCTAATGAAACAGTGGGTGGTTGGTTTGATGTTATACCTATTCTTGGAAGACCAGTAAATAGATACATATGGCAACCAATTACAGCCGCAGTTACATTTCCATTAAGAATATTATCAGCAGGTGATGAGTTCTTAAAAACAATGACATTTAAAGCTAGAATGGCGGCTATCATTAATTCACAAATTATGCAACACAATCCTGAGATAATTGGGAAATGGGGTTGGAAAACATATTTACCTAAAAAACATTTATTAGGTAAAGAATATTTTGCTAAATTTAAAGAATATGAAAAGAAATTCTTTGAGACAAATGGAAAAGCTATTAGTAGTCAAGATATTAACAAAACAGGTAGAGTATTAGATGATGCTTCAGCTTTAGAAGTTAATGACCCATTACACTATGCTAGAGAAGCATCATATACACAATCAGCTTATTCAGTAAATCCTAAAACAGGTTCAAAAGAAGGTGGAGTTACAGGTGCAGTTTTAAGAGCTACATCTCACGGAAAAGGAAAATGGTTAAGAGTATTTGGTCTTCACTTTATTAATACACCATCAAACTTATTAAGATGGGTATTTCAACATACACCTACTCCATTTACAGCTTTAACATTTGGATTAGTTAGAACGGGAAGATTACAGTTTCAAATGAAACATATGTTAGCTAAAGGAAAAGATGGAAAATTCTTAAATCCTGAAGCGGCGGCAGAAGCAGGTGCAAGACTACAAATGGGATATTTACTTTGGACTGCGGCAATCTTTTCAGCAGTAACAGGAAGAGTAACAGGTGGTGGTTCAAGAAATTGGAAAGCTAATAAACAAAGAGAAGCAGACACAGGTTGGCAACCTTATTCTTGGAGAACAGACGATGGTAGATATATTTCATTAAATAGATTAGACCCTGTGTTTATGCCATTTATGTTAGCGGCTGATATGGTAGATGCTATGGGAGATTTCTTAGAAACAAATGAAGATTTACCTGAAGAAGTAGAAAATAAATATTCAGAATTATTTGCTGTATACTTAATGTCTTTAACTAGAAATTTAACTTCTAAATTTTATACTAAGAATTTATTAGAAACAGCAGATATGTTATTAGGAGATGGTTTAGCATTTTCAAGAGACCCTGCTTATAAATCTGCGGCTATGGTATCAAGAGGTTTATATAAAGTAATTCCATTATCAGGTTTCTTACGTTATATTAATAGAACAACTGATGAATATGAAAGAGAAATTTGGTCTATGAGTGATAGATTAAAAGCAATCTATAATCCGTTTACAGGTAAAAATGCTGTAATGCCTAAACGTAATATGTTTGGAGAAAAGATTAATAGAAAGAATGGTTGGTTATTTGGGATAGGTGGTAAAGACGGAATTTGGTCTTCACCTTTTGCTATGACAGAATGGAAGAATCCATTAGTAGCAAAATTCTTTGAAAATAGAGAATTTGATTATAAACCACCTGTTAAAATAGATAGATATACTAACTTAAATTTAAAAGATATTAAGAATAGTAAAGGACAAACTGCTTATGATTATATGTTAGAGCAGAAAAGTAAAATGGTAGTATACTATCCGCCTATGGGTAAAGATGCTACATTAAAAGAAATAATTGAATGGGAAATTACTAATAAAACAAGTAAATTATACTCATATCCAAAAGGAATTGTAGCAGGTGATGACTGGCAACAGAAGCACCTTTTGAAAATTGTTCACGCTTTTGAAAGAGAAGCTCTCAAAAAAGTATGGGAAGCCTTCCCTATTTTCAAAGAAACATTAAAGAAAAGGAACTTATATATTAAGGAAGAAGCTGAAATGGCACTAGAAGAATGGCTATCGGCGGTTAATCAATAATAAAGTACCCCTTTTAGAAGAGATAAACGAATAAATACAAGGAATTTAATAAAATATGGCAAATAGTTTTGTACGATATACAGGAAATGGTAGTACAGATGCTTATTCAGTCCCATTTAGTTATAGGGCTCAAGCAGACGTAGCAGTAACCATTGATGGTGTCACTACATCAGCTTTCACGTGGAATGGTGCGGGTACAGTAATTACTTTCACAAGTCCACCTGCGAATTTGTCTTCTATTGAAATTAGAAGAACAACAAGTCAAGGGACAAGATTAATAGATTATGCTGATGGTTCAGTATTAAAAGAAAATGATTTAGATACTGATTCTACTCAAGCATTTATGATGGGTCAAGAAGCCATAGATGATGCTAATGATAGAATTAAGTTAGACTCAACAGATTTTCAATGGGACGCACAAAGTAAAAGAGTTAAAAATGTAGCTGACCCTACTGCGGCTCAAGATGCGGCAACAAAGAATTATTTAGAAAACACTTGGTTATCTGATGCTAATAAAACAGCTTTAACTACAGTAAATGCTAATATTTCAAATATTAATTCAGTTAATTCTAACTCTAGTAATATTAATACAGTTGCAGGAGTAAGTGCCAATGTAACAACAGTAGCTAATAATATTGGTTCAGTTAATACTGTAGCTTCTGATATTACTAAAGTAGTAGCTGTAGCAAATGATTTAGCTGAAGCAGTTTCGGAAGTAGAAACTGTAGCTGATGATTTAAACGAAGCAACTTCAGAAATTGATACAGTTGCAGGAGCAATTACTAATGTTGATTTAGTTGGTGGTTCTATTGCCAATGTTAATTTAGTTGGCGGTTCAATAACTAATGTTAATAATGTTGGTAATGATATTGCTAATGTTAATACTGTTGCAGGAAATCTAGCAGGAGTAAACTCTTTTGGTGATAGATATAGAGTATCAAGTTCAGCTCCCGCAAGTTCACTTGATGTTGGAGATTTATATTTTGATACAACAGCAAACGAATTAAAAGTTTATAAAAGTTCAGGTTGGGCGGCGGCAGGTTCTACAGTTAATGGAACTTCAGCAAGATTTAATTATACTGCAACTGCGGCACAAACAACATTTACAGGTGCAGACACAGCAGGAAATACACTTGCTTATGATGCAGGTTTCGCAGATGTCTACTTAAATGGTGTAAGATTATCTGCGGCAGATATTACAATTACTTCAGGTACTTCTGTAGTTCTAGCGGCAGGTGCTAGTGCAGGAGATATTTTAGATGTAGTTGCTTATGGAACATTTAATGTTGCGGCAGTAGATGGTTCAGCTATTAATGCAGGAACTATTAATTCTGCTCGTATGCCAAAAACTATTGCGGCAACTTGGGAAAGTAAATCAAATGATTTTACAGCCGAAGCAGGTAAATCATATTTCTGTGATACTTCAAGTAATGATATTGATGTTACGTTACCTTCAGGAACAATAGGTGACACAATAAGATTTCTTGATGTATCAGGAACTTTTGATACAAATGATTTAACAATTTTATATGGAAGTAGCAAAATACAAGGTGCTTCAGCAAATTTAGATGTAGGAACTGAACGAGCAGGTTTTGGTTTAGTTTACTACAATTCAACACAAGGGTGGTTATTAACAGAGAAATAATATGGCAAATTATAAAGATATAAAATATCAATTCCCTGCAAGTGCAATCACTAGCGGAGATATAGCTTCAGCAAGATTAACTAATGCTTCTGAAACTAAACCAGTTGTTTCAAGTGTTAGTCCAACAGTTATTACTAATGATGCTCAAAATATTGTAATTACAGGAACAGATTTTGTAGCAATTCCAAGAGTAGATGTGATTAATACAGCAACAGGAATATGGTATTCTGTAAATACAGTTACAAGAGATAGTGCAACGCAATTAACAGTTAATTTAGCTTTAGCTGTAGATGCAGGTACTTACAGAATAAGAGTAGAAAACCCTGATGGAAATTCAGGCATATCTGCGGCTAGTTTCTTAACAGTTTCAGATGCACCAGTATGGACAACTTCTTCAGGTTCTTTAGGAAGTGCCGCAGGAGCATTTTCAGGAACAGTTGCAACAGTAGCGGCTACAGGAGATACAGTTACATATTCAGAAACAACATCAGTATTAACAAACGCATCTTTAGCGAACTGTGCGTTGAATAGTTCTACAGGTGCGATAACAACAACTAACTTTGATAATAATAGTGGAACTGCGAGAACGCATACATTTACGATTAGAGCAACAGATGCACAATCGCAAACAGCAGATAGAGAATTTACATTAACAAGCTCTTATGGAGCAACTGGTGGCGGACAATTTAATTAATGGAGAATAAATAACAATGGCAACATATATATCAAGAACTTTAGGAACACCTACTAATAATAAAAAATGGACTTTTTCTGCTTGGTTTAAAATGACTGACCAATCTGCAAGTGACAGAGGTATTATGAGTATAGGTGGGAATACTTCTGAATATACTAGATTAAATTTTGATGGAAGTCATCAATTAGAATTTGATAATAAAATTTCAGGGTCTAGTTGGGACGGAAGAAGATATGCAACAGCTAAACGGACAGACCCTTCATCTTGGTATCACGTTGTTGCGGTATTTGATAGTGATAACGGAACTGCCGCCGATAGAATGATAACTTATTTCAATGGTACAAGAATAACTGCTTATAATAATAGTATTGACCCTTCTTCGGGAGCAGTATCGGGAAATACAAGTGGGGAAACTATTAGAATTGGAGTAGTTGAAAGTTCTGCTTATTTTAATGGATTAATGTCTCACGTTCATTTTTGTGATGGACAAGCATACGCACCTTCAGACTTTGGTCAAACAGATTCAACTTCAGGAGTATGGACACTTAAAACAAGTCCATCAGTTACCTATGGAAATAATGGCTTCTTCCTTAAAATGGAAGATAGCACGAATTTAGATTTAGACAGTTCTTCTAATGGACATACATTTACAACAACAGGAACTTTAACAGCAACAAAAGATAATCCTTCTAATAATTTTCCAATTCAAAATCCTAATGCTCGGTCAGCTTCAAGTTCACGACCTACCTTAAGTAATGGAAGCACGACAGGTGTATTTACATCTACTGCTGGGTGGCGAACAATACCAGCAACTATGGGTGTTGATAAAGGATTGTGGTATTACGAAGCGATTGGTGGTAATTCTTCAGGACACCTTCATACTGGAATAGCATCAACAGAATGGTTAAATGGTGGAAATCCAAACAGCTATAATAGTTCAGCAGAAATGGGAACAGGAACATCTAAACCTTGCTACAATATGTATAATCTTAATGGAAACATATATTATTCTAATACTAGCGGACACAGTAATACTACCTCGTATGGGAACACTTGTGTTGATACTGATTATATAGGAGTATTTTTTGACCTTGATGCAAATAAAATTTATTGGTCAAAGAATGGTACAATTCAAAATAGTGGAACTGGTTTTGATATACAAGATGGTTTTATGTATCTACCAGCAGTTTCTTATTATAATACTGCAAGTGCTGGAGTTAAAATAAATTTTGGTAATGGAGTATTTGGTTCAACAGCTCTAACTGGAACAGAAAACACAGATTGGTTTGCAGATAATGGTGGAGAAGGAAAATTCAAATATAATCCATCAGGTACAGCAAGTGGATTTGATGGTTCAACAAAACATTTCAGATGCTTAAATACAAAAAATATTAAACTATATGGATAAGGAGAATAATTAATAATGATTACATTTCAACCAAAAGACTACTTTTCTACAAACCTTTGGACAGGTAATGATGGAACACAAGCAATAACAGGTGTTGGATTTCAACCTGATTTTACTTGGATTAAGAAAAGGACTGGAACAACAGACCACCATTTATATGATGCAATAAGAGGAGTAACAAAAGCTATTATGTCAAATACTTCTGATGCAGAAACAACTAAATCAACTGGTTTAACTGCTTTTGGTAGTGATGGTTTTACTGTTGGAGCAGATGGTGGAGTTAATGCTGTTGGTAATGGTTATGTATCTTGGAATTGGAAAGCAGGAACAACTACAGGATTATCAGGTGGAACAATAACTCCTTCAGCTTATTCAATTAATACAACATCAAAAGTTGGAATTTATAAACGAACTGGAACAGCTACAGCAGGAACGATTACTCACGGATTAGGTGGTGTTCCTAAAATGATTATTTCAAAAAATCTTACTGATGCTTCAAACTGGAGAGTTTATCATCACGCTCTAGGAAATAATAAGGGTATAAATTTGAATGAAACTGCAAGAGATTATACTGATGCTAATTTATGGAACTCAACAGACCCTACCAGTACAGTTTATTCTATAGGAAGCAGTAATGATACTAATAAATCTGGTTCAACTTTTATAGATTATGTTTTTTGTCAGGTGAATGGCTTTAGTCGCTTTTCAAATTATGTTGGGTCAGGAGCAACTGATACATCGCCATTTATCTATACTGGGTTCAAACCTTCAATGATAATAGTTAAAACAAGTGGTGATACTGAAGCGTGGAGAATGTGGGATATAAAAAGAGAAGGATATAATCCTACGAATGATAGTTTAGTTCCTAGCACTAATGACGCAGAAGCGGCTGGGGGAACTCCTCAAGGTATAGATATATTTTCTAATGGCTTTAAATTAACCAGTTCAAATACTGAAGTTAATGGAAACAATTATTCATACATATATATGGCTTGGTCGGCTGAAGCTCTAGTTTCTTCAAACGATATGCCAACAACAGCGAGGTAATTATGACAAAAGCAAGAGACTTAGCAGACATTGTATCTAATTTAAGTGCAAACGCAGAGAAAGCGGTTGTAGTTAATGCAGGTGGAACAGAATTAACATTTGGAGACGCAGGTTCTTCAGATATTTATGGATTTGTAAAAACGAATGGAACAGGAACTCAAAAAGAAGACCTTATCCTTCACTATACAAATGGTGCAGACAATTTGTCTGTAGCAACAAATGATGGAACTCAATCAAATTTATATGATGAAAGTTTTGTCGCAAAAAGAGGACTTACGTTTACAGTAAACGCTGATGGCGAACTGACAACTACAGTCTAAACAATTAATAAAAATAAATAAGGAGAATAAAAATAATGGCAACATTAAACTTAGGACGAATAAAGCCAGTATTTCGTGGTGCATATAGCGGCTCTACTGCATATGTTGTGGACGACATTGTCACTCACGGAAACGAGAGTTTTATTTGTATTCAAGCACACGGAGCAGGAACACAAGCAACTTCAGTAACAGCTTATTGGACAAAGTTAGCGGCTAAAGGAACTGATGGAACTGACGTAGGCACAACAATAACAACACAGGGCGATATACTTTTCAGAGATGGAAGTGGATTACAAAGACTTGCTAAAGGAACTGCATCTCAAACATTAAAAATGAATAGTGGAGCGACTGCACCTGAATGGGTAACAGTTACACCACCAACATCTGACTTTGTAAAACTTGCTAGAGTAACATTAGGTTCTTCGGCATCTACATTGATGATTGATAACTATTTTACTGCTGATTATCAGAATTATAAATTATTTTGGAAATTCAGAAGTACAGGAAACAATAATACTTTAGAAGCAAGAATAGTTACTGGTGGGAATGGTACTGTTTCTTCAGGAAGTTATTATAGAGGTTTTCACGGCGGTGGAGAAGTTACAAGTGGTCAAACGAATAACACACAATCACACAGAAGATGGGATAATGACAGTTGGCAGTTTACTGGTGCAGGAGATAGTTGGTATGGAGCAACTTCACATATGTGGACACATATGGGAGAAATGAATTTTGTTGACCCATTAAGTACAACAAAAAGAGCAAGTATGTTTGGAATTTCTCATTTTATAGGTTCAAGTGATAGGATGATGACTAACTATTTTAGTGGTTATTTTAATGCAGACCAATCAATCGCAACAACTGGAATACAATTTATTGAGGGTTCAGACAATATAGAAAGTGGTTCTTATGTTGACATCTATGGAATTAAATAAAATAGGAGATAAATAATTATGGCAAAACAAATATATTTTTCCCCTGAATATCCTAATGGTATTGAACAAGAAGTGGATATATCGGAAAAAATAGCAAGTACAGAAGCGACAATAGCGGCACAAGCAGAAGCTAAAGCGGCTAATGATGCTCTTAAAGCTAGTGCTAAAGCAAAGTTAGTTGCAGGGGAAGCACTAACTGAAGACGAAGCTGATACAATCGTTTTATAATAAATAAACAAGGAGTAACAACAGAAAATGCTACCAATAGGAACACTTTTAAATATAGGTGGAAAACTTGTCGGCGGATATATGAATCGTAGAAGAGCTATATCTGACCAAAAACATAGAGTAGCCTTAGAAGAGATTAGAACAGGTAATGAAAGAGCTAAAAGAAATGGCTCTTTAATACTTGATTTACTTCTTGGTTCTTTTATTTTAGCACCTTTAGGAATTTTAGCATACGGAACATTTTGGGGAGACCCTGCGATGTTAGCTAAAACTAGAGATTATTTTGATATGCTAAAAGAGATACCTGACGTATATTTATATTTAATCTTTATAGTAGTAGGGGGTAACTATGGAATTTCTGTCACGAATTTATTATCGGGTAAAAAGTTTAAGTAACTTTTGGAACGTATACTTAGGTAGCACTATAGCAATTATGCTTATAGTTGCTTTTGTACTTTTAACAGGTTGTGAAAATATGAAACAAACTATAGGTATATCTACTAATCCTTTTAGTTCTAAAATGGAAGAAAAAACAAAATTAAATTATAAAATAACATTTGGTAAAATTAGACCAAAGGAAGATGATGACGATGATTAAAAATATTAAAATGGCAATATTGCTATGGATTCAAGGTTGGACAGGACAACTTAATGGTTGGGCTTGGACAAAATGGGACATACTCCATCGTCAAGATTGGGTAAAAGGCTATAATCAATGGAAAAAAAATAATGAAAGATATTAATGAACTAAATTTAGAAGTTGAAAGAATACGAGGCGATATTAAATTAATTCAACAATCTGTAGACACTATTAAAGATAATCACTTAGTACATTTAGAAAAAAAAGTAAGTGGGATTAATAGAGTTTTATGGACAGTGGGTATATTAATATTTACTCAATTAGTTCTTACTATCAAGACTTTACTTATATAATATGAAAATATCAGATAAAACAGACGTGGCTATGCCTATTAGAAATCTAATTTCTATTGTAGCGGCTGTGGTTGTAGGTGTTTGGGCTTTTTTTGGAATACAAGAAAGATTAAATAATATTGAAACGAATTATAAACTTATCAGTAGTGATATAGAAAAGAATACGGACTTTAGAATTAAATGGCCACGAGGTGAACTTGGCTCATTACCCGCCGACAGTGAGCAGTTTATGCTTATTGAACATATGGCAGGTTTATTAGACCAACACACTAAACAATTAGAGGGTGGTATGCACAATAAAGTAAATATAGAATTTTTATCTAAACAGGTAGATAAATTATTAAAAGATGTAGAAAAATTAAAAGATGGTTTAAGAAAGGCTAATGGTACTCACTAATGATAGAAACAGTTTTTGCTTTACTACTTTCACTTAATGGACAAGTTATAGAACATACTTATAAAGAAACATTATCTGACTGTTTAAAAAGCAAGAGGATTGCTCAAAGAGAAGTCAATCCTGAATCAGTTATTTTCAGTTGTATTAAAACTGAAGCTAAAACTGAAATATATATGGGACAAAAGAAAATACTTAAAATAATTAAATAATATGAATGGAATGAAATTTAACGCCGCTTTAATTTTTGCGGTTCTACTACAAGCTATAGGATTAGTTTGGTATGTCAGTAAAATTGATAGTAAAGTTAATATCCTTTATGAAAAATATGCTGAAGAAAGTAAAACTGAAGTAGTTGAAAATCAAGTGCGTATGAAACTTGATATAGAGAATTTATTAAAAGATGTTAATGATATTAAAACAGAATTAAAACAAGCAAATAAAAAAGATAAGAAGATTATGAAACAACACGACCAAATCTTCAAACTCTTAAAAAAGAAGAAGAAAAAAGTAGATAGTGATTATAGTTATGAGTAAGATTTTACTCGTAATTACAATATGTTCTAATTTAGGCTGTTTACCCCCAATGACTAATACAAAATGGGAGTTTACAACTGAAGAACAATGTTATAAAAAAGGCTATTATGCTATTGCAGAAATAGCTGAAACTTATATGGACACTGTAGGTGTTCAAGAGTTCAAACATATGCAAGTTAGAATGTTTTATAACTGTGTATCGGAAGAACAATGGAATAAAGAAATGAAACCAGTAGAGGAAGGAAAGCCGTTAGTATTTGAACAAGATGCTTAATATATGCAAAAATTAAAACCTTTAATTTACGCATTTTTCTTTTTTTACTTTGTGGGTTATTGTACCCTAGACAAAGCAACAAACTTTACAAAGGAGTCTTCTTATGATTCTGAACATAATAAGATTTATACACCGAATTACAACAAGAATATCTATGTGGGCTTACAAAAAGGAAGTATATCATAAATACTACAAACACCGAGAGAAAAAATAGATGGGGAAAGCACCAAAGTGGGGAGTAAATAATTATGTTAAACCAAAGCCCAAAAAAAGAAAGTGGCGACACACAAAACGTCCAAGCAAAAGCGTCACCAAAAAAAGATACAGAGGACAAGGGCGTTAAAATAGAAAAAATTATAGAAGAATTACCTGAATTATTAGTTAAACACGCATACCAAAAATTAAAATCAGGACAAGAGTTAACTGCTTCAGAAATGAAAGTATGTTTAGAAGTTTGTAAAACTTATAGCTCTGAAAAATTAGGTGCAAAACCTGATAATATTCTTGAGAAAGTACCTTTTGACACAAATGGATAATCGCTTAAAAAATTTTAAGAATTTTTTGTATTTATGTTGGAAGTTTCTAAACCTACCTAACCCAACTCCCATACAATATGATATAGCAGACTATCTACAGTCAAATGAACGTAGATTAGTTATAGAAGCCTTCAGAGGCGTTGGTAAATCTTGGATTACTTCAGCATTTGTCTGTCACCAACTTTTACT